AGGAACTACATTGACAGATGAAACAGGAAACAATAACGGAACTTTAACAAATTTTGCAGATACAACAGCAGAATACGGAGATACCCATACATCAGGGTGGACTACAAATGATACCCCGATAGTTTATGGATTAGATAGAAAGGGGAATCTTAATGGTATTAGTTTTAATGGAAATAGTGATTATATTGATTTAGGAAATGATGAGAGTTTGAATTTTGAAACAGGAGATTTTACTGTTGGTGGGTGGATAAAAACAGATAATAGTTCAAAAGCTGAATTTTTAATCCAAAAAGGAAAAGAAGACTCTACGCCATATTGGAGATTATATTTAAGAAACACAGACCCATATGCAAGATTTACTGTATCAAATGTAACAACAACAATTCAGACTACATCAGCATCAACTAATTACATTGATAATACTTGGCATTATTTAGTTGGTGTGCGTAATGGAGATAATGTTTTAGTTTATGTTGATGGTGTCCTTTTGCAAAGTGTGTCTGGTGCGAGCGGTATAGATACAGATAATGATGAACCTATTAATATTGGTAGGCAGGTGTATGGACCAACGCCAGATTACTTATGTTTCACAGGCTTAATAGAAGACGTTCGTATCTACAACAGAGCATTATCACAAAACGAAATTACATTTTTATACGAATCATATCATCCAAAACTTAAAATATCATAATAAATTAAATAAATAATATGGAAGAAGAAGAAACAATAAACAAAATAACAACAACTTATGAGGCAATAGATGGAAGTCTAAAAAAGATAGACACTCCAGATAAGATAATTCCTAGCACAAAGACTTATAATATCAAGGAAATTCAAGAAAAGATTGCTAAAATTAATAATGCAATATCTACTTGGGAAGATAAAAGAGCATGACAACAACAACACTAAAAACAATTTGGATAGGAGTATTAGCAATTATACCAGCAGGAATATTTTATATAACAGACATGGAACATACAGCATTGTTTTTGTTTGTTTGTTTATATTTATTAGATATAATTACAGGATTATTAAAAGCAAAAAAGTTAGGACAATATATAACATCAAGAAAATTAGCAAATAAAACAATGTTTAAATTTGCAAAATATTCAGCAACGATAGCATTAGCATTTTTCTTATCAAGATTACCTATTCCGTTTATAGACTTTTCGTTTTTATATATGATTACTTGGTTAGCATTAACAGAAGGATATAGTAATATGGAAAACTTAATATGTGCAGGTGTTCCATTTCCTCAAAAGTTTATAATTAAAATGAAAAAAGTTATCCAATGTGATGATTGTGAAATAAAATAATATGAATTTAACATCAAATTTTTGGGGAAAATCAACAAGAATATCAATGGAAGGTTGGAAAAAATCTCTTGGTAAACCTCAAACAAAAGTATTAAAATCAAGGAATTTTTTAAAAGAATTAAGAAAGCAAAATACAACAATACCGACTACATCTATTCATTTCAGAGATAGTGATTATTATTACACAGATATTGAATGGATTAGAAAATTTGTTGATACAGCTTTCTGGAAGGCTGGAATAAAAGGATATGATAGAATAAAATATATATCAGAGAAAAGAGATTGCGACGCGTTCGCTATAATGACAGTAGCAATGGCAGAATTTGTAGAAGTAAATGCAATGTGGAGAATGAGTGGCAATTTAAGATGGATACAAGACAAGACATATAAGTATGAAAGCCACGCCTTCAATATGTTCTATGCAACAGACAAGGGGGTAGGTGATTTCTATATATTAGATATGATGTTCGGGATTATTACAAAGCTAACAAATGGATATTCCTGTTCTGATAGTTATCATAATGCAGACTGGAAACCATTAGCAATAATAGAATAATAAATAATAAATAAAAAATATGACAAAACAAAAAAAATATCAATTTGATAAAAAAACAATAACTAAAATATTAAAAGGAGGATTAATTGCCTTCACTGGGGCAGGAGCAATTGCTTTATTGCAATATTTTGGAGCATTAGAGATTAATGACCCAACACTAGCGACATTAGTAGCATTTGTAGTTCCCTTTTTGATTAATTTAGTAAAAGAATGGAAAAAGGGATTATAATCAATTCTAAGAGTATATAATATCAATTATGTGTAATTTATCGCAACAACAATTAAAATCGCAGAGAAAAGCAAAGAACACTATAAGAACACCATATCAAGAAGTTATTGATAGGGCAAAAAATATAGGACATTCTATTCCTATAAAAATAATTGATTGTTTATTAGAAAAATGATATTAATAATTTAGAAACAAGTTTTAGACCGCTTGTTTCTTTTTTTTAAAAAAGGTGTTATAGATAAAATAGCACATTTAAAATATGTTAGGAGAGATAAAATGGATTTAGATAGATTAAGATTGGATTTCTGGACTGTTATTGAAGAAAAGTTTTCTGCCTTTTGTAAAAACAGAAGAAAGAAAATTTATCTGAGAAGACTAAACGAAAGCCGTGAAGTATGGCTAAAACGAGAGGTTGAAAAAGGAGGTTGAAATGACCATTATAATAAGCCCGTATGAATTTATAATGGAAGGAATGGTTGATGAACACATTAATTTAATTATTGATGTAATTAATTGGAGATATCATTGGGAGAAGATAAAGAATGGCAAGAACAGGAAAGTGTATGATATGCAAAAAGGTTAAACCATTAACACGACATCATATCTATAAAAAGGCAGTCTTCGGAGAGAACAATCATATTGTTTTTATATGTAGACAATGTCATGATAGGATAGAGTTCTTACTTCGTAAAAGAGAGAATGATGTGTTAAGGAATAAGCCAGAATTGTATGAGAAAGCATGGGAAGATTTTAAGAGAGGTAAAAGAGTATGACAGCAGAGGTTGATGAAATGAAAGAATACCAGTCTAAATTAATTGAATGGGATGGAAAGCAAAAAAAGTTAAGTTGGTTTATAAAAGAGCTTGGATTAGAAGCTGAATATAAACTAAAAAAAGAAGCAGAGAAATCTGCTTTTTTATTGAAAGCTATTGAAAAATATTGAAAAATAATATATAGTAAAATTATGAAATTCAAAACTTGCAAGATGTGTAATAGAGTATATAATCCTATGACAGTTAAAGAATGCCCTATTTGTAAAGAATTACACAATAAAGCTTTTATATATTATACAAGTTTTGAATACGAAAAAGCAATATTAAATAAAAAGATTAAAAGATTTAAAATAAGTTATGCAGAATTTCAAAACAAACAAAGAAATTGAAAAAGAAATAGGGTTTGATGTTCTTTATAAACCATCTGAAATTGTAAAAAATGGTTGGATTTATAATAAGAAAAAATATACCTATGATTTTGTTTTAAAATTAATAAGATTAAAAAGATTAAAAGCTAAAAATGTTGGGTTTGGAAAAAAAAATCATTACAGAGTTAAAGGCTTAGATGTTATTAAATATATAAGAGAATATCAGTAATTTGATTTATTTTGATTTATTTGATATGGTTAAAATATAAATAGCGTAATCAATAGTAAAGGCATCTTGAAGATTACGCGAGGTGCCTTTTCTGTTTAAATAATATGGAAACAAAAATATCATATAACTGGAAACTTAGCGAAGCAGAGTTTTCAAAAAATAAAGGTAAAGTATTCAGTTGCTTTGCTTGTGGGGGTGGCTCAACTATGGGTTATAAATTAGCTGGTTTTGATGTGATAGGTTGTAATGAAATTGATAAAAAGATAATGGCTTGTTATTTAAAAAACCACAATCCAAAATATTATTTCTTAGAAGATATTAAAATATTTAAAGATAGAGATGATTTACCAGAAGAATTATATAATTTAGATATTTTAGATGGGTCTCCTCCATGTTCAAGTTTTAGTATGGTTGGAAATCGTAAAGATGACTGGGGGAAAGAAAAGAGATTTAGAGAAGGTCAATGTAAACAAGTATTAGATACTTTATTTTTTGATTTTATAGATTTAGCAAAAAAATTACAGCCGAAAATAATAATTGCTGAAAATGTAAAAGGAATATTACTTGGTGAGGCAATTAAATATTCACAAAAAATTATTAAATCTTTTGAAAATTCTGGTTATGAAGTAGAACATTTTATAATTAATGCTTCCGATACAGGTGTTCCTCAGAGAAGAGAAAGGGTCTTTTTTATTGCTATTAGAAAAGATTTAGTTGATAAAATTGATATAGATAAAATAAATTTATTATCAAAATTTCCAAATCTTAAATTAAATTTTAATGAAAAACAAATATTATTTAAAGATATAAAAACTGATAAAGCAGAAAATTTAATAACCGGAACTAAGGAATTAGAACTTTGGAATAATAGACAAGAAAGTGATAATTCTCTTGCTGACTCAAATTTTAGACTTTATGGCAAAATAACCTCTTGGTTTTCTCACTCCTTTATAAAAGATAATGCAGTTTGCCAGACAATAGTTGCTAACGATAATAATATTCTTTATTCACACCCTCGTAGCTTAAATAAAGAAGAAATTTGTCTGATAGGGTCCTTCCCGCTGGACTATGATTTTTTAAATAATAATCCTAAGTATATCATTGGTATGTCTGTTCCACCTATAATGATGTATAAAATTGCGATAGAATTGTATAATCAAATTTTAATTAAATTAAACAAATAATACTATGGCTCAAAAAAGAATGTTCAGCAAAAAAATAGTTGATTCAGATGCATTTTTAGAAATGCCTCCAGAAGCTCAATTTTTATATTTTCACCTTGTTATGAGAGCAGATGATGAAGGATTTATTGGTAATCCTAAAAGAATTATTAGAATGATAGGAAGCAATGAAAATGATTTGAGAGTTCTGTTATCTAAAAGATTTATACTTATATTTGAAAGTGGGGTTATAGTTATCAAGCACTGGCTAATACATAATACAATTAGACTTGATAGATTTAACAAAACAACTTATGAAGAAGAGAAGAAGACTATAGGATTAAAGGAAAACAAGGCCTATACAGAAATAAATAAAGCATTATTTTCTACCGGCAACCTTCCGGCAACACAAGATAAGTTAAGTAAAGTTAAGTTAAGTAAAGATAAGATAGGGGAATCTTCTTTAAAAAAAGCAAAGGCTTTTTACGACGGACAAGAAATGAGGTTTTTTAAAAGTAAATGGTGGGTAATACCTTTAGATGGTGGCAAATGGCTTGAATATGTAGGAGATATAAAAGATATTGAATGGAGATAAATATTAAAACTTGAAAAAACTTGAAAAAACTTGACAATCATTGAAATATTTGATAAGGTTAAATTGTAAGAAGGAACTGGACTGCTCGGGCTAATATAATAAAATCTTTTACAGGGATGGATAAGATTAATAAAAATTTATCGGTACTTCGGCTCTGATTACATAATAATAAAGTAAATTAAAATAATATGGAAATAAAAATACCAAAACTAGCTTTTAATAGTAAAAAAAGGAAAGAGCTTTTAAAGGATTGGAAAGACAATTTCATTGCACAAGAAGACAAAGAGCATAAACACATGATAATGATTTCGTCTATATCAATTATAGAAGCAATAAAATTACTAAAAAAATTAAATAATAATAAGTAAATAAAAAAATCATGATATATTTACAAGGAAATAAAACAAGCAAAAGTTATACTTGTATTGCAAAAATGAAAGACACAAAAGACTTGTATATGATAACACAAAAAGACATAGAAAAAGACAGAATATATTTAACAAGTAAAGATATAAAAAAGATTATGAAATACATTGAAAATATATGAAACTAATCAAAGCAAAAGAATTAGCAGAAAATTTAATGGAAAAATATAAATTAAATAATTATAAATTAATTTTTTCAACTAAAATGACAAATTCATTTGGATATTGTAATTGGATTAAAAAGTATATTAAGTTGTCAATTCCATTAATTTTATGTAATGGAGAAAAACAAGTAAAAACAGTTATATTACATGAGATAGCTCATGCACTTACACCTAAACATTATCACAATTTTGTTTGGAAAGAAAAATGTTTAGAAATTGGTGGAGATGGTAAAAGATGTTGGTCAGAAAAAGATAATTTTGTTTCTTGTAAAAAACAAAAATAAATAATTAATCAATTTTTATAGGAGAGAGAAGTAGTGATTAATTGCTCTCTCCTCTATATAAATTTTAAATAAAATGGAGCATGAATCACAAAAAAAAATAGTTATCAATAGATTATTATTATGTGATGAAGTAGATAACTTCTGGGCAATACATAATTATATTTTAAGACTTGGTCATATTATGTGGTTATTAAAAAAAGAAGGTTGGGAATTTAATACAGGTTTTGGAAAAAAATTTGGTTATTCTTCAAAACAAAACAAAAATTATTATTATAAAGTTAAAAAAATACCAAAAAAATATGAATATTAAAACAATAATCAAAACAATAATCCTTGGAGTAATATTATTCCTAGCAATAGACTTTATGTGCTTATGTGCTTGGGCATATTCAGGACAAGTTCCACAAGATAATTTCTTTGCAGGTGCAATTAGTTATAATATAATTAAAGTAATACAAAATTTATGAATAAAGAAACAAGGGCTTATATAGATGGAGCAAATATGGCTTTTAAAATAATTGCTGATGGAGTATTAACAATGGAGCAAGGAAAGAAGTTTATAAAGGAACAGGTAACAGAATGGGAAGAAGAACAAGAATCAAACGAAGATGAAAATGTAAATTTTCGTGGAGAAAGATAAATTAAAAATAATATTATGGTAAAAAAAGTAGAAACAATTAAAGTATCTGGCGGAGCAGATTATGCAAAAGTTCCAGCAAGATTAAAAAAGTTTCATGAATTATATAAAAATGGAAAGATTGAAACAGAATATAATTTAACAGAAGCAATGATTTGTTTTAAAACAAAAATTACTCCTGATACAGAAAATCCGGAAAGATTTTTTACAGGGCATTCATTAGGAAAGCTTGAAAAGGCAAAAGCATTTGAAAAACTTGAAACAATATCAGTTGGAAGGGCATTAGCATTTTTAGGATTATTAGCAGATGGAGATATAGCAAGTTATGAAGAGATGCAAGAATATAGAAAAGATAATGAAGATAAAGTTGATATAACTATTGCAAAAACACTTCTTGAAGGTTCAAAAACTCCAGAAGAACTTCAGGAAAATTGGAATGCTTTAAAAGCAACAGAAAGAAATGAAAAAGAAATTAAAGGACTTAAAGATAAATTAAAATCTGAATTAAAATGAAAATTTATAAAGATATAATTCAACGATCAGATGAATGGCATAATCTTCGTCATGGTAAAATAACTGGAACAGGTCTTTCAAGAGTATGTGGAAGTAAAACAAAAAAAGATACATTTTACTATGAATATTTAGCTCAAAGATTATCAACAGAAAGTTTATCAACAGAAAATGCAATGCAAAGAGGTATAAGATTAGAAGATGAAGCTATTGAAAAATTTGAAACTGAAACAGGAATATTAACAGAAAAAGTAGGTTTTTGCCAAAGTGATGAAAATAAATTTATTGGAATATCTCCAGATAGACTTATAAAAAAGAATGGAAAATATGAAGAGTCAGTTGAAGTTAAATGTTTGTCTTCTGGTAATCATGTAAAAATATGGTTAACAAATGAAATCCCAGCAGAATATATGTTTCAATGTATGCAATATTTTATTGTAAATAAAGAAACACAAAAACATTATTTTGTAAGTTATGATCCTAGAATAACAGTACACCCTCTTCATATTATAGAAATTAAAAGAGAAGATATAGAAGAGCATTTAAAATTTTGTGAAGAACAACAAATTGAATTTTTAGAAAAAGTAGATAATAAATTAAATGAAATATTAAAATTATGAACTTAGATATTGAAAAATTTAATCCTAAAAAAGTAGAATTAATAAAAAAAGTAGAAAAATATAAAAATCTTAAAATTAATGGAATTGAAGATAAGGTTGGATATCAGTTAGTTGATACTGCTAGAAAAGATTTGAAAGCAACAAGAGGACAAATTACAAAAGCAGGTAAAGAATTAAGAGATGAGGCTGTTAAGTTTTCAAAAGTAGTTATTGCTAGAGAAAAGGAATTTGTAGCAATTATTGAACCATTAGAAAAAGAATTAAAAGAAAAAACAGATACAATAGATTTAATTATTGAAAAAGAAAAGAGAAAAACATTACTTCCTGAAAGAATTGCAAAACTAAAAGAGATTAATGTTGAAGTTTCTGATGATGAATTATTAGAAATGGATTCAAAAGATTATCTTATATTCTTTAATGAAAAAAAAGAAGAATATTTAGAAGAAGAAGCTAGAAAAATAGAAGAAGAAAAAAATAGAATTAGAGAAAATAAAAGATTAGAAGAAATTAAAAAAGAAGCTGCAGATAAAGCAAAGAAAGAGGCTGAAGAGGAAGCTGAAGCTAAAAGAAAAGCAGATGCAGAAAAAATTAAATTAGAAAGAGAAAAATTAGAGTTTGAAAAACAAAAAGCAGAAAACGACAAACAAAAAGCAGAAGAAGAAGTTAAAAGAATTAGAAAAGAAGTTAAAGATAAATTAGATAGAGAAGCAAGGGAAAAACTTGAAGCTATTGAAAAACAAAAAGTTGAAGAAAAAAAATTAAATAAACTGAAAGAATATAAGAAATTTTTGAAAGATAATGAATGGACAGAAGAAACAAGTGAAGACTTTAAGATAGTAAATACTGAAGATAGAGTAGTATTATTTAAAAAGGTCGGGGTATTTAATAAATAAATAATTAATAAATAAAAAATATATGACAACAGCAGAAAAAATATTAAAAAATCTTGAACACGGAGTTAGTGTTATAGTTAAAAATAATGTTAATGAGTATATGATAATTTATCCATTACAAAATAAAGATGGTGATTACTTAACAAGTTATTGGAGAGATACAATAGAGGGAACTATAAATGATTATGCTCGTTTTGACCTTAGTAAACAAGATATAAATAAAGAAGCAGAAGAAGACAAATGGAAAATTGTAAAAACATTCAGATTAGATACAGGAAAATCTTTCAAAAAAGGACAGAAAGTTAAGATATTAAATAGTGTAAAAGAAATAAGTAATTGGAAAAGATTTAAAGATAATTATCCTGAAATGAAAGGAGAGATTGAAGCTGTTAGTAATAAGATGGATGGATTATATTATAGTGTTTGGAATAAAGATAAAACAGATTGGTTTGGTATCGGACACGAACATTTAGCACCTCTTGAAGAAGATGACGATGAATTAAAAGAAGAATTAGCAAATGAAATAGCAGTAGTAGTTGGAGAAACAATAGAAAAATCAGATAAAGAAATAGAGAGTATAAAGATTGAAATTGAGTTAAAGTAATTTTAAAATAAAAGTCGTAGATAAAAAATTAAAATTTAAAAAAATATGAAAAAACAAATTAAAGTAGAACAAGAAAACGTAAAAATTAAAGTAGATTTTGAAACAGTCTGGGCTTTTGTATGGAGATTTTATGTAATAGCTTTTGGAATAGCATTTACTATTGGAATGCTTACAACAATAGCAACTGCATTATAAGTTAAAATAAAAATATAAAAATATGTTAAAAATATACGAAGAATTAAAAGCATCAGAAAATTATATAATTGAAATAAAACCTCAAACCAAAACAGAATCTGGCGAGTGGACTAAGAATAAAGATTATTATAATTTAAAACTAACTGGAGCAGATAAAAGAATTATTACAACACAAGCTGGAGATAAGTTTACAATCTATATACATTATTTTGAAATAGGAGACACAAAACAAAAAGCTTTTTATGAGGTCCCGGAATCAAATAAAACTGGTAAGATAAATTATATTGTAAAGCAAATAATGGATTTAGATTTAGATGCTGGACATGTTATCAATATAATTGTTGATGAGAAAGGATTTATAAAAATTGAAAAAGTAGGAGGAGAAAAAATTAAAGAAGTTGTTGAAGGAAAAAAAGAAATAGAAAATGATGGAGTAGATTTAAAAGATATTCCTTTTTGATATGTTAGAAATATATAAGGAGTTAGCTGAAAAACATGGATTAACTCCTTTGAAGAAATTTAAAGTAAAAGGTAGAACAGGTATATATACAGTTAAATTATTAAGTAATGGATTATTAGAATGTAATTGTATTGCTGGGTCTATGGGGAAAGAATGTAGACATAAAAAACTTATAAGAAAAAGATTAAAATGAATATAAAAATACCATTAAAGCCAATAAGTATTAATGAAGCATGGCAGGGCAGAAGATTTAAAACAGAATTACATAAACAGTTTTGTAAAGATTTTTATTTAATAGCACCAAAAAAAGAAATGATAAAAGGAATTATTCAAATAGAATTTAAGTTTTATATGAAAAATCATAAAATTGCTGACTATGATAATGTTATTAAGGTAACACAAGATATGCTAGTAAAGTGTGGATATATTGAAGATGATAGAAAAATTTATAAAGCTATTATATATAAAATTCCTAGCGAAGAAAATAAAATAGAGATTGAAATTAAAAAGTATAAATTAAAGATTAAAAAGTAATTTTATATACTGTTCGTTCGTAGTGGCGAGCAGACATAAGATTATTTAGGTAATCTTATCAAGTAAGAATAACTATATAAATAAAGGGTCTATATAAAAACAGTTAAAATTTAGTAGACAATTATCAAGTAAAAAATAAAAAAAATTATGATATTAAAAAAAATATTACAAGAATGGCTATTAAAAGATATAATTGAAGAACAAAAAGCTCAATGGCAATCTATTTGGGATAGAAAAACAACTTATCTTTTAAGAAGAAAATTTGGAGAAGATATAAATATTATGGAAATTGATTATCCAGAAATAAAATTTTTAAATTCTTTTGAAAATAAAAAAGTAGGAATGAGAATTATAGCTGGATATATTGATAAAGATGGTACAAATAATGTTTTTGAATATATAAAAGATATATATAAACTTTCAAACGAAGAAGTTGTTAAAAGGTGGAAAGATATTGAAGAAGTTAAATAAACTATTATGAAAATAAATAATAATAGAAAAAAAATAACAAAAAAGAAATGGAATGATTTTGTAAAGATAAATAATACTAATTCTTATTCTTTAGCAATTCCTTTCGCAATATTATATTTATGGGAAGATAATGTTAAGACAAGAAAAGAAGCAGAAGATAGTATTAAAAGATTAAGATTAGGATTATCTGGATTCCAAGCAGTTAATGTTATTGATTTTGTATTAAAGTATGATGCTATTAATATTTTAGATAAATAAACTATTATGACAACAAATGAAACAGGGGAAAAAAAAATTAATCGTATAATTTGTAAAAAATGTGGAGCAAATATATCACATAATGATAGATATTGTAAAAATTGTGGATATAAAAATAAAATAAAATGGGAAACATTACAAATTAAATAAACTATTATGAATAAAATAATACAAGGAAACAATTTAGAAGTTTTAAAAACATTTGAAGATAACTCAATAGATAGCATTGTAACAGACCCTCCTTACGAACTTGGATTTATGGGTAAAAAATGGGATTCAACAGGAATAGCTTATAATGTAGAACTATGGAAAGAATGTTTGCGAGTATTAAAATCAGGAGGACACTTATTAGCTTTTAGTGGGACAAGAACATATCACAGAATGACTTGTGCTATTGAAGATGCAGGATTTGAAATAAGAGATATGATACAATGGATTTACGGCAGTGGATTCCCGAAATCTCATAATATTGGTAAGGCGGTTGATAAGTTGCAAGGGAATGAAAGAGGGGTTATTGGTAGAAATCCTAATAGTAGAGAAAATTGTGATAAAACAAATACTCTTTATGAGAGTGGAACAGTTGGTAAAACAGATATTATTACCAAAGGCAACTCACCATACGAAGGTTGGGGAACTACACTTAAACCAGCTAACGAACCTATCTGTTTAGCAAGAAAACCATTATCAGAAAAAACAGTAGCCTTGAATGTTTTAAAACACGGAACAGGTGGAATAAATATTGAAGAGTGTAGAATTGAAACAAAAGAACATCTTGGTAGACCACAAGCTAAAAATTCTGAAATAAATCAATTTAGCAAAGGACTTAAATCAAATGGTTATAATGATAATTCACACAATGGTCGCTTTCCAGCAAATGTAATTCTTGATGAAGAAGCAGGTAAAATGTTAGATGAGCAGAGCGGGGTTAAATGTGGACAGTTAGCTCCAACAACAGGAAACGAGCCAAGTGCAAGTAAAAAGAATGCTATTTATAATGATTATTCTATGGTTGCGGGAAAATCAAGTAAACCTAAAGATAATTTAGACGGTGCTTCTAGATTTTTCTATTGTGCAAAGGCAAGTAAGAGTGAAAGGAATAAGGGGTTGGAAGGGTTTGAGAAAAGATTTATCACTCAACCAAAAGCTAATTCTCATCCAACAGTTAAGCCCATAAAACTAATGCAATACCTATGCAGATTGATAACTCCAAAAGGTGGAATAGTATTAGACCCTTTCAATGGTTCAGGAACAACAGGTTGTGCTTGTGTATTAGAAGGATTTAATTATATAGGAATAGATTTAGATTCTGGATATTGTAAAATATCAGAAGCAAGGATTAAAGCATATCAAGATGAACATAAACAAGAAAAACTATTATGAATAAAGAAGAACAATTAGAAAAAGTTTGTAAGTTAATGAAGGTTGATATTGGAGATTTGCCAGCATTTCCTAAAAAAGATACAGATTTAATATTACTTGTAGTTTTAATAGGATTAAAAAAGAATTTTATAAGTAAAGAAGAAGTAAAAAAGAATAAAAAAGAAATAGTTGATTCAACTACAAATTTTTTCAATAGTGGATACAATATTGCAAAACAAAAAATTAAAAAAGACCTCCTTAAAATAGCAGACAAAGGAGAATTAGAAGAGTTAAGAAGAGAAGTTATAAAGTATTTTAAAAATAAATAAATAAAATTATGTGGCTTATATTTGAATTAGCATTATGGGGTGTTGTAATCATGATAGCATTATGGTTAGGACAATTATTATTAACATTATGTTTTGGAATAATATGTTTTGTATTAGAGATATTAGGAAAAATAATTGAAAAAATTAAAGGAGAATGAAAATTAAAAAGATATGTTGGAATTGTGAAAAAGAGTTTGAAGTAGTTTCAAGTCAAGTATGTAGAAAGTTTTGTTGTAAAGATTGCTACAAAGAATATAGAATAACGCCAGAGTATAAAACATACTTGAAAGAAAAAATCAAGCAAGGAAATAAATTATATAGATTGTAAACTTGAAATATTCAAAGAAAATGTGTATAATCAAAAAACATAGTATGTTAGTTGAATATGAAAGGATAGAATCTTTATAAATAAACAAAAGATTAAAATTATAATTAATTAATAAATAAAAAAAAAGAATTATGTTAAATCTAGACAAGACAATTAAGAATTTAAAGGGAGAAGAGTTTCCGAAATCATATCCCACTCAAAAGGATATTGATAATTTACCAAAAGCAAAAGACGGAAGCATTTCTCAAAAAGATTTACCGGTAGAATCAATAAGAAATGTTATATTAAATTGTCTTTCATTTTATCAACAAAAAGATAGAAAAGAGGGCTTCTTAATCAATATAGCTGCTCAAGCAGTTTTAGAAGGAGGAGAAATTGAATTAAAAGTAAAGACTAAAGGTTTTATTATTGATGTTTTAAATGAAAGTATTATATTATTAGAAAAAACTAAAGACAAAGAAGGAAAAGAAATTATTGCTGAAAAAGGAGTATACAGAGGTTGGGTAATTGCACAAGTATTAACTGAAATGGGGGAAAAATACGAAGATACAAATAAATAAAAAAAGATATGGAAAAAGTAGAAAACAATAAAATGGGTAGACCTACAAAATATAAAGGAATAGAAACAATCAATATAGTTAAAAAGTATTTAGAAGATACAGAAGATGAAGAATATAGATTGATAAGAACTGATGGAACTACTTCAACTACTTATGAAAATAAGTTAAAAGTTAAGATACCAACTATTGAAGGATTGGCTTTAATTTTAGAGGTAAATCTAGATACTGTTTATGAATGGGAAAAACATCATAAAGAGTTTTCCGAAATTTTAGGAAATGTTAGGAAGAAACAAGCTAAGGTTTTAATAGAAAAAGGTCTTTCTGGAGATTATAATTCTACTATTGCAAAGGTATTATTAACAAAGCATGGATATAGAGAAGGGATAGAGCAAACAGGTAAAGATGGTAAAGATTTAATGCCAGAACAACAAGTAAAAATAGATAAAGCTATTGATAATTATTTATCTAAATTAAATAAAACAGATGGAAATAAAAGAGATACTAACAAGAAATAAACCGGAAGAGCTTAGAGCATTATTTAGTTTTAGCTTAAATGATACAGATGAAAAGATTTTGCTTAAATTTAATTTATGGGCAAGATTTTTTTATGTACAATACTTTACTTCAAACGATGCTCTGTTCCATAAAATGATAGATAGCAACAACTTAAAAGCTTATAGAGGTAATATAACCTCTTTTGTAGATGTTGCCTTTAGAGGAGCAGCTAAGACCTCAAGAATTAAATTATTTATAGCTTTTTGTATAGCAAATGATAAAAATCATTTTAGAAGATATATAAAGATATTATCAGCTGACCTAGATAATGCAAGACAGATTACAACAGATATCTATAATATGTTTATACAAAAAAGGTTTCAAACAGTTTATCCTGAAATATTTGTTAAGGATAATATTAAAAGAGAAGAAAGAATGAGTTCGTTTACTACCTCAACAGGTATTAAAATATCAGCTGGAACAGTAGGAACGGACCAAAGAGGAGCATTGCAAGAAGATGCAAGACCAGACTTTATTTTATTTGAAGATTTTGAAACAAGGAAAACATTAAGGTCTGCTAAAACTTCTAAAGCTATTTGGGATAATATGGAAGAGGCAAGAACAGCTTTATCAATAGATGGTGCTTGTATCTATAATTGTAATTATATTTCAGAGATGGGAAATGTACATAAACTTGTTACAAATAAATTAAGTAGTAATAAGATTGTTTTAATTATTCCTATTATTGATAATGGTATTCCGGCTTGGGATAGATATTCTGTTGCTGATATTAAACAAATGGAGATTGATGATGATGATTTTGAAGGAGAAAGACTATGTAAACCATCAGCAAGTAGAGATATATTCTTTGATAGAGAAACACTAGACAATATGAAAGTATTAAATCCTTTTAAAGAGATTGCTAATTTTAAGATTTATAAAGCTTTTGATGCAAGTCATAGGTATGGAAGTGGTCATGATGTATCAGGAGGTGTTGGATTAGATAGTTCTACATCTGTTTTTATAGATTTTGATAAAGTTCCTTGTCAGGTAGTTGGAATATTCAATACAAATATTATCAAGCCTGATAACTTTGGCGATGAGATTAATAGACAAGCTGAAATTTTTGGTAATTGTTTGGTTTGCCCTGAAAGAAATAATCATGGACATGCAACTATTGCAAGATTAAAACAATTAGAAGCTAATATTTGGATTGAGGTAAGAGATGATATTAGAACAGAATCAAACATATCTAAAAATTATGGTTGGAATACTAATGCAGCAACTAAACCAAAGATGCTCTATGCCCTATCTAAAGCCATCTCTGATGGATTATTAGAGTTAAACGATAAAGACTTAATACAAGAATGCAAAAGCTATTCTAGGAACGATTTAATGGATAAAGAAGAGGACCCTAGATTGGTAACAAGGCATTTTGATTTACTAATGGCATGTGCAATTGCATGGCAAATGAAAGATTTTGCAGAAGTTAAAGAAATAGAAGAAGACTATTCAAAATTTAACTATGAAGACGAGCAATTATATCCGGGAATTGGTTTGTAATTGACAAATATATAAAATAAAGTTAAAATATATAAAAATAATCAATTAAATATAAATATATGGCAAAAAAAGGAACTAAAGTAACAAAAAAGAGCAAAAATGTTGATAAAATTGTTGATAACTACCCTGAAACTGTTGATAACTTAACAGAAGAGCAAAAAGAAAAATTAACAGAAAGTATTAAAACAGTAGAAGACTCTTGTCAGGATATTGCAAAAGCAACTAAATCAATAAAAAGAATAGTTAAGTTTGTTGAAGTTTTAGACGAAAATTCTTGTATTGTTAAAATCTTTTCAGAGAAAAAGAATGGACCAAACTTTTATGATGATGCTTTAGCTTTTGCAAGAGCAGAAGATTATAAAACAGTAAATCTAATATAATTATTATAGATGGATTTATAATATATGGAAAAAATAGATATAGATAAAATTACAGCACAAGCTATTTCAGAAATAGCCTTTGCAAGACAATATAAACAAGGCAAAATTGCAAATTGGCAAAACAATGAGAATATTTACTACAATAAAAAAGTATCAAACAAAGAATCAAGAGCCAATGTAAATTTAGGTGGTGGTCAGGAATTTGTTCATACTTTATGGAGTAAAATTAAAACTCCTCTAATCTTTAAATATACTAAAAGAAAAGAATCTCAATTGAAAAGAGTACAAAGATTAAATGCTTTAAGAACGCAAGATGCTCAAGCTGATTTTTGGAATATAAAAGATTCAGTATGTAAAAAACAAGCTATCATCTATGGTAGAAGTATTGCTACTTATTATGCTGACTCAATAGATAAGGTTTATAGACCACATAATGAGCCTGTTGATGATTATGATTTCTTAATAGACCCTTCTGCAGGTGGAATTGATATTGATAAAGGTAAATATTTAGGTAGATATGGAGTTATTAAATCAAGAACAGATTTAGAAGACTTACAAAATGATAAGAATTATATAGGTAAAAATATTAAACAGCTTCTTAATGGTGTAGGAAACAACACAGAATCAACTCAAGAAGAAACAAACAAACTCAATAGGTCTTATGCTGGACAGGAAACATCTAGCCAAAAAGAGTTTCAAGATGATGACAAATTTAAGTTCTGGGAGTGGTTTACTACCTATAAAGGTAAAAGATATTACATGCTTTTAACAGAGAACGGAGCAATAGCTATTAAAATTAAACTATTGTCTGAAATGTTTTCTATTCCAAAATTAATGAGTGATTCAATGTGGCCTTTTTATACTTGGGCTGCTTATCCTGACTTAACAGAGTTTTGGACACCAGCACCAATGGATTATATTAGAGATATTGTAGAAGCTCAAAATGTATCAATTAATCAAATGTTAGATAATGCTGAACAGATTAACAAGCCACAGAAAGCAATTCAGATAGGTAATATACACAACTTAGCTCAATTAAAATATAGAAGAAATGGAGATATATTTGTAAAGAATGGTGTTGATATTAACAAGGCAGTACAGATTTTAAGAGTAACGCCAATTGATACACCTTTAGCTGTTTTTAATGCTTTAGAACAGATTAAAAGTGCGGCTTCAGGAGTAACTGATGCAGCAAAAGGAGTAGCAGATGAAAGTGGTAGAGTTGCTATTTATGAAGGAAACAAGGAAGAAGCTTCTGATAGATTTGGATTAATTCATGATAGTTATTCAATAGCTATGTCAAGATTTGCTAGATTGTATGAGATTGGTATTCAGGACCATTTAACAAAGAAAGTTGCTATTGAAATGATAGGTCCGAATGGAATTGAGATTGAAAATGTGTCTAAGAAAGATATTAAAAGAAAAAATGATGTCTTTGGTGTCTTAGTTGATTCTCTTAATTCAGAAAAGTTATTAACTGCGTCAGAAAAAAGAGCAAAAATGACATTTTTAACTAATGAATCAATGAATCCGGAACAAAATCAAAAGAAAGCATACGAACTTAAAGCTAATATTGTTGGATTTGATGAAGATACTGTTAAAGAGTTATTAGATACAGATAAATATGGCAATTCAGCTCTTATGTCAGAATGTGCCAGAGATATTGAATCTATATTAGAAGGAGAAAGTATTTTACCTAATGATATGGCAAACAATGCTTACAAACAAAAGATTGTAGATTATATGGCAGACCATAAAGAAGATATGAGCAACAATGACTGGGTAAGATTAAATTCTTATGTTTTAAGTATTGAACCGATTGTAATGAAAAATGAAGTTAGAAAAATTAATCAATTTGAAGTAGAACAATTAAATACAACAGGAGATTTGATGGGTGAAGCAATGTCTCCTAATATAAATAATAATGCACCACAAAGAAAAAATGAAGAATTTAAAATATAAAATCACAAAAGAGAATAAAGATAATATCTTTGATACTGAAATAGAAGTATCAGGAGTAACAAACAAGTTTACACCTAGAGAGCTTGTAATTTCATTAAAAAGCCTTAATAAGTTATTAATAGAGATTACAGCAAACAAAAAAATTAAAGCTGCTACAATGAAGAATATTGAGAATAGCAATCCGATTGTTAAAGATTTAAGTCCTGAAAATTTATGTGCTTGTTATTTATATTATGAAGCTTTTACATTTAATAAGGAAGCAGACAAGAAGTTAAAAGAGATTGAAACTCAAATTGAAACAGATGAAACAAATTTAGAAGAGATTAAAAAGCAAACAGGATTAGATATTAATAACAAAGAAGTATGAACAAAGAAGAAAAACAAGAAGTTAGAACTGACATTAAACAATATGTAGAAATAGAAGTTATCTCTAAAACAATTGGTGGTAAAGCTATAATCAAAAATTTAAAATTAGATATTATAACTTCTATTGAAAAATTAATGCTTAGTTATCAGACAGCCACTCATATAGAGCTTATTTCTTATTGTGCAGAGCTTAAAGAAAAATTTACAATGTATAAAATGTTTATGAGTGCTCCTAATCAAAAGAAAATAGCTAAAGAGTATCTTGAAGAGTTATTGAAAACGTTCCCTGAAGAATAATACCTTGTAGGGTATTTTCTGCCTATATTCTATCCATCGGTATAGGCAGAAATTACTCTATATGTTGACATTATAAAACCTATATAGTAAAATATAATCAATTAGGCCGCTATTCCTTTATATAGTTTTACAGATAGGTAAGTCTGGTCCGAAAGGAGAATAAAATCCCATCAGCCATGATGTAAAAAGGGTTAAATTCTTATGACAGATGAAACTAAGAACACTCAATCTGAAGAGGTTAAACCAGAAGCTCAAGAGGTAAAAAAATCCGAAGAGCAAACACTAGGTGATGTACTTGGAACACAAACTGAACCAAAAACAGAACTTAAAAACCAAACTAGAACAGTACCTGAATCTAAATTCTTGGAATTAAAAAAAGAGATGAAGGAACTTAAAAGGGAGGCAAAAGGTAGAAGTAATGTAGAAATATCAGAATCAATTGACGATTTTTCTAAAAAATTCAATCTACCTTCAGAATTTACATCAGAATTAACAGCTTTAATCTCACAAGAGAATAAAAAAAGCGTTGAGGATGTTATAAATTCAAAAGTTAAGCCACTTGAAGAAAAGGAAAAAGCTAAACAAATTGATAAGAACTTTAACGAAGCATATAAAAAGGTGTTAGAAGAAATGCCTGAATATAAAAATATTGCAAGTAAAGAAGTTATCAAAGCAATGGCTTTAAATCCTAACAATTCAAAGAAAAAGTTTTCTGAGATATTAGAAATATCTTATGGACATCTAATTAGAGGCAAAGCCACAATGGAAAATACAGTAAACAGAGCAGATAAATTTATGGGTGAGATTGATATGACCAAAGCCAAAAAAGACACTGAATACTTTAAACAAATTATGGCAGACCCTGTAAGTAGAAAGAAATATAATGAAAACATAGAAAAAAGGCTTAATCTTTAGTAGTTTATTAAAAATTAAAGATGGAATTATACGACTATGTTAACAGACTTTAAACCGCATTTTGATAATGCTTATGAGGATATTTTTCAAAAAGTATTAGTAGGAAAACCTATTTGTAATACAAGATTTGAAAAAGATTTGAAATATGGTGAAACAATAGAAAGAGTAGCTTTTGACATCTCTGCAGTAAGAGTTAGAGATACAGTTAGAGGTAATGCTTCAACTATTGACACAATTTCAGATAGTGCAGAATTATTAACAATTAATCTTGAAAAAGAGGCAGTATTTCACATCTCTGATGGTGAGGTAAAACAAGCTGGACCTTTAAATCCAGGTGAAGTAATTGGAGGAAAGATTGCTATTAAAGTTGCAACAGACTTAGATTCAAGAATTTTTGCAGAAGTATTAAATGCTTACCAAACCTTTGATACAGGAGATTTGACTACTTTAGTTTCAACTGATGTACCAATTACATTAAGTTCAACTACAGTACCTCAAATGGTAACAAGAATGCCTGCAAAACTAAAAAGAGGAGCTAATCAAGTTATTATGGCTAACAACATGGCTTTAGTAATGGACGCTTTCGCAATTGCAGATTTTGAAGAGTATTTACTCGGAAAACAATTCTCTGTTGTAGAATCAGTATTCAAAAATGGTTATTCTGGATTGATTAGTTCAGCTACTGTTTATGCTTCAGAAAACTTAACAGGAGAAGCTGTATTTACAGATTCAGGAACACTAGCAGACGGAGAAACAGTAACAATTGGAGGTGTAGTGTTTACATATAAAACAACACTTTCATCTGGTCCAGCTGTAGCCGGAGAAGTTGTAATTGGTGCAGATTTAGCTGCTTCTATGACTAATTTAGCAGCTGCTATTAATGCTCCTGGCACAACTACTGCCACATTTACAGCATTAAGTTCAGCAAATCAATTAGTAATTGAGGACACTTTAAATCTAACTGCTACTGCCGCAGCTACAACTGTTACTATTGTAGGAACAGGTTCAGGAAGATTAATCTTATCAACTACAGGAGTTTCATCTTCATGGAGTTCAAACTTTATTCACTCATACTATGGAAAGAAAGGAGCTATTGATTTAGTTATTCAAGACATGAAAGAAGTAGACATGAGACCAACTGATGACAGAAGAGGTACAAATGTATTTACTTCTTACTTAGCTGGGTTAAAAACTTTTGCAGATGGTGCAAAACAATTCTTAGACGTTAAGATTACAGCATAATAATGGGGGAGATATTTCTCTCCTCTTATTGTATAATTAATTAAATTTAAAAATATATGAAAACAGACGTAGATTTAATAGGGGTCTTAATCATTAATACTGATTCAGAAGGATTGATTACTGAATGCACAACTACTGGGAATATTTTAACAACAGCTAGCAAATTTGCAGTTGGTTGCCAAATGACAGATACTACAAACGGCGGAAAGTTATATATCAATAGAGGTACATCAGCAGTTCCTTCTTGGGAAGATGCTTCTTTAACAAGAACAATTGAGGTTAGTTTGACAGCAGCTCAAATTATTGCTTTATACACAACATCAATTGAAATTATTCCAGCAGTATCAAACAAAGCTATCATCTTAGATAATTTTGTATTTGATTTAACTGGAACAGCTACTCAGTTTACAGGTGGAGGAGTAGTAAATCTTCAATATGTAGATACAGCTCATGGTGCAGGAACAACATTGCATGCTGATATTGCAGCTACCGTAGTGACAGGAGCCACAGGAAGAGTTCTAACAAACAGAACTCCAAAAGACTTATCAGCTATCGCAACAGCAAGTATCACGGGAAAAGGAGTATATATTGGAGCAAAAACAGCAGTATTCGCCACAGGAACAGGAACAGCAAAATGTATAGTTAGCTATCATTTAGTTTAGTTTTTCTTTACTCATCAGAAATGGTGGGTAAGAATAAGATTAAAAATTATGACAATAGAAAACATTATAAAAAGATTTGAACTTTATCTTGATGATACATCAGAATTAAGTTCACAAGAAGAATTAGAATTAGCACAAAGAATTTATAACAATATAATTAATCAATGTGCTTGGGAAATATTAAAAAAAGAGGCTTCAGGAACAGCTTCTGGTTTATATATTGATTTGCCTTCTGACTTTGCTTGTTTGTGTGAAAGTGCAAATTATACTGAAAATACTCAAGAATATCAAAACAATTCATCACCTAGATTAATTTATATTGATGATAAAAAATATACTATTGTCAATTGGTCCGATAGAAGACAATATGAGAATTCAGGCAATCATTGTTATTTAGATATAGCAAATAGTAAGATAATGTTCTTTAAAAGTGTTTCAGGAGCTTACAGCTTTGATTATATTTCAAATCCTACAGACCTAATAACTACTTCAGAGTGGGTATTTCCGGATAGATTTTCAGCTTGTCTGTTTCATGGTATGTGTGTTGATGGCTATATTATTCAACAATTTGATAAAGCAAGGTCGTATGCAATAGAAAATCAAGTTAAATATGAAAGCATTTTAGAAGATATGAAAATTTGGAATGCTTCATTACTAAATAATTAATGGATTTAACAGTAAAACAATTCAATAAAGGAGTACAAAATACGATAAATTCTGAAAACATTAAATCAGATGCAGCTTCTGATTCAAAAAACTGGATAACAAAAGATGGTAGTATTGTTTTAATTAATGGTAGAAATTTAATCGGTACTGAAGGAGCTGTAGGATATATCAGAGGTTTACATTTTGGATACAAAGCAAATGGAGATAAAGTATTATATAGAAAAACAGAAACAAAATTACAATATTTAAATGGTTCAACTTGGACAGATATAATTACAGGATTAACATCAGGTTCTGAATATTCTTTTGCAAATTATTCATCTCTTGCTGGTTCATTTACATTTATTAGTGGAATAGATGGTTTTTATAAGATAAATAATGCAAATCCTGGCTCTTATGTATCTCTTTATGACGAAACCTTAAATGATAAAGGTAAAATATTGATTGATAGAGGAAGATTGATAATGTGGGGTTGTGCAAATGCTTCTAAAACAACTATTAAAATGTCCTGGATAGATGCACAAGACGGAACAGTTTATACAACTGTATCAGATGAAAACTTTACATCTTTAAGTGGAACGTTAGCATTTAAAGCAGGAGGAGCATCAAGAAACTCTTTTGCTCCAGAATTTACGATAACAGCTACATCAGAAGTATATACAGATAACAAAGACGGAACATTGACAGGTTCAGCTGGTGGAACTGGAACTATTAATTATACAACTGGAGCTTATACTCTTTCAAATGCAGGAGTTGGAACAGTAGATTATCAATGGGAAGATTCTAAAAATGATGGATTAGCAGATTTTACATTTAGCGCTACAAGAGTTGCTTCAGAAGGTAATAGAATAACACAAGATATCGGAGGAGATGCAATTTTAGATATAGAAGTAAGTCAAGACGGAACATATTACTCTTTAAAAGAACAGTCAGCTTATTATTTAAACATTTCAGCAGACGATACAACATTTACAAATTTAGTTTATAGAAGGGATATAGGTATTCAATCTTTTAGAGCAGCAGTATCAACATCAAAAGGAATAGTATTTATGAATACAGCTAACCCGGATAATCCCGAACTAATAATACTTCAAAGAAATATTTACGGAGATAATATTGAGCCATATAGATTATTTAAACAATTTGATTTTACTTTATATGATTATTCTGATTGCTCAATAGAAACCTTTGATAAATATATTGCAGTTATGTGTAAAAGTTCAAGTTCAGAAGTAAATGACACTATACTTTTATGCTCAATTGAAGATAAAACAGTTGATATTACTTCTTATGAGGCTAGAGTTATGGTTAAAGATGCAGGAAAAATTTATGTTGGCAGTCCTATAACACAAACAGTTTATCAAATATATAATGGTTATGATGATGATGGTTATGCAATTGATAATTACTGGAAATCAAAAAATGATAAATATTTAGGAACAATTACAGAGAATTTAAAGAAGTATAAAAAGATAAGAATAATGGGATTAATAGACCCAGACCAGTCAATAGAAGTTTGGGAGGCTTATGACGATGCAGATTTTGAACTAGTTGGAACAATTTTAGGAAATGGTACTTATGTAGATTATGCAAATCCACAATTAGTTGGTGTCAATATGATTGGAGAAATTCAAATTGGAGGTGGTCAGACAGCAGATTCTTATCCTTTCTTTTGTGAATTAAAAGTAAAAACACCAAAATTTAGAAAAAGACAAAGAATGTTCAAGGCAATTGGTATAGGATATGCCTCAATTAGCTTGATGATGGATAGAGATATATTAATCTTTGAAAAAAGAATACCAAAGAGATATAGAAGTAAACAAAATGTTAGTTTAGATGGAGAAACAACAGACTTGAATAATCCAGTATAATAATTTAAAATAAAAATATGGCAACAGAATTAGCAAAAATAATTGCAGATTTTCAAACAAGTCTTGCAACAAAAATAGATATAGGGGCTTCAACTGGTACATTATTATCAAGTACTGATGATGATGGCAATACTATCCCAAATGGTAGATATTTTTTTACAATAGATGGAGATAATTCTCAAAAAGAGCATATTTCTTGTGAGTTAAATAGTACAACAAAAGCAATGACAAGTATTAAATCAGTTTCAAGACAAGGAGTAGAAACAGCAAATGCAGTAAGAGAACACAGAGTAGGTGCAACTATTATAATTACAGATTTTGCACATATTAAAAAGATTAATGATTTACTTAATGGTACAACTGATTTAGATGCTGATAATCCGTTATTATATGACGCAGAACCTTCAATTACAAATGACGAAGAACTAGCAACAAAAAAGTATATGGATGATTTAGCAAATGTAGGTGCTCCTAATGCCTCAACAACAGTAAAAGGTATTACAAAAATGTCAGTAGCTCCGGCAAGTGCAACAAATCCTATTGCAGTTGGAGATAATGACCCTAGAGTACCCACAACAGACGAAAACAATGCTCTTGTAGGAACAGGAACACCTTCAAGTGCAAATGTATATGTTACAGAAGATGACCCTAATTTAACAAATAATGTTAAATTAACAGGTGCTCAAACAGTAGCAGGAATAAAAACCTTTAGTTCTTTACCTATTTTACCAGCAACAACTCCAACAACTGCTAATCAAGCAGTTACTAAAAAATATATTGATGATTTATTAGTAGTTACAACAGGAAGTGTTGTAGACGGCACTGCTACAATTTATTATTCAAAAAGAGGGAAAACATATTTTAATTTAAGAATAGTAGATTCAGTAAGAATACAAGGGAATGGATACCCTTTTGCATTAAAAAGTGATGCTAATACATATAATAAAATTTGTTCTTTACTTGGCAAAACATTATCTAGTATCCAAACAAATGCTTTTTACTTTAATAGTACTTCATCTACTATTCTTGGCTATTGGACTGGTTCAACATGGGACGGATACTATCAAAATGGTTATCCATCAGTTACATTTTTATCAGAAATAACAGTACAATAATATGATAATAGCAGACTTTGAAACACAACTTAAAACAAAAATTGCAGTAGGAGAAACAACAGGTACTATTCAAAATAATATAGATTTGGATAGTATTGTTTTGCCAAATGGATATTATTATTTTACTTTAGATAGTTCAAGCAGTCTTAAAGAACATATTTATTGCTTATTAACAGGAAAAGAATTAACAGAAATACAAACAGTTTCAATGCAAGGAGTAAAAGCATCAGGAGTTATAAGAGAACACAGATATGGTGCTTCAGTAGCAATAACAAATTTTGCAAGCATAAAAGATATTAATGATATATTTACAGGTGATGGTACTTTAGATAAAGATAATCCTATTAAATATGATGCAGCTCCTGTAATTAATAATGATAAGATGATTGGAGTTAAGAAATATGCTGATGATTTAGCTATTTCAGTTAAGTCAGATGCCTCAACAACAGTAAAAGGAATAGCTAAAACAAGCGTAACACCTGACAATGTAGACAATCCTATATTTTTAGGTAATAATGATAATAGAGTACCAACAACAGATGAAAAAGATGCAATGACAGGAAGTTCAGGAACACCATCATCAATTAATAAATTTGTTACAGAAGATAACTCAGCTTTAGATAATAATATGGATTTAGACACAGCGCAGACAGCAGCAGGAGTTAAGACATTTTCTAGTATTCCTGTATTGCCAGGAAATCCCACAACAGATAATCAATTATCAAATAAAGCTTATGCAGATAATCTTTTAAATTAATAAAAATATGGTAAAAAAATATACAAAACAAGACATAGAAAATATATTAGCAAGAAGTGAAGATATTGGATATGATATTGGAACACAAACAGAACAAAGATTAAGAGCTGGTGCATCTTCTGATATTGATAATATTACAAAATATGCTCCACATAAAACATCAGACCAAACACCAGATGATGTTTTGGGATTATATACACCTGAAACAGCTCAAGAAAAAGAATTAAGTGAGGCAGAAGAAGCAGCATTTAAACAAACTCAATATAAAGAACCTGATGAAACTGCAATAAGAGAAGGTACTTTGACAAGATTTCAATCAGAAATTGATGCTTTAAATAAAGCTGCTGCTGCTCAAAAAGCAGAATTAGGCAGAAGATTAGGAATACAATCAGAAGAAGAAGTAGGCTCTCAAAGAGCATTACTTGCCGGTGCCGGAATGTTAGGACAAGTTAGCGGTGCAGCAGAAAAATCAACACTACAAACAGCACAAGAAGAGCGATTACAAGCAGGACAATCTCAAATTGATACAGCTACTCAACAAGCAGTTTCAGCTCTTATGTCGGAAGCTAGAAGAACAGCAGATAAAGAGATTGCAGCAAAACAAGCAGCTTATAGTGGAAGTCCAGGTGCTCTAGTTGATTATTTAAAGAATAGACAAGCTAAAACAGAAACTAATATAAGTAATATTGTTCAATCAGCATTATTAAAAGGTGTAGATTTAAGTAAAGAAGATGCCGTTGCAGATTTAGCTGCTACAATGGGAGTTAAAGCTTCAGACATATCTAATACTTATAAATATGCTAAATCTTCTTATGACGCTCAAGTAGCAGAAAAACAAAGACTAGAAGAGAAAGAAGCTGCTGACTTAGCTAAAACTCAAGCTGAAACAACTGAAACAGAAGCTGAAACAGTTAAAAAATTAGCTGAAGCTTATAAGTTAAGAAATCCTGAAGATAATCTTATAACAGTTGATGGTGGTATTTATAATGCTTCTACTGGAACTTGGATTAGAAGCCCTAGAGAAAAAAATGATGAGTATATATTTGATAAAGACGGTAATATTTTCAATAAAACAAAAGGAGTTTATGCTACAACAGGAACAGTAGAAGCACCAGGTAAAGCTGCTCAAGATACAGCTGGAGAAGATTCTATTATAACTAATATTGATTCATTACTAGAACAAGGTAGCGGAATATTAGAAGCAGTCGGACCAAATGTTCTTGCTAGAATAGGATTAGGAACTTTAACAGGTAAAACACAATCTTTTATAGGTTCAGTTGAAAAAATTGTATCAACCTTAACTTTAGAAAATTTAATTGCAGCGAAATCTAGAGGGGCTACTTTTGGAGCATTATCAGAAAAAGAGCTAGGAATGTTAGCTGCTGCTGCTACAAAAATTGGAACTTGGAAAATAGAAGACAAAGACGGTAGAACTAAAGGTTATAATATTGATGAAACTTCTTTTAAAAATGAACTTAATGTAATTAGAGCTTTTGCAGAAAAAGCAAAAATGATAAAACAAGGAACTGGAAGTACTAAAACACCTCAAAAACAAGTAAATTATCAAGGACAAACATATAATGTAGATGCTATGGGTGAAATGACCTTAGCTGAATAAAATTTATGAACATTAAAGACTTAAATCCAAATGATTATCAAGAAATAGAACAGCCAAAGTTAAATATTAAAGATTTAACTCCTGGCTCTTATCAAGAAACTCAACCCACTCAATCATGGGAAAAGTACAGAAAGAAAATAGAGAAACCTATAACTCCAACTTTTGGACAAGTTGCTGGTGGTTTTGGACAGACTGCTTTAGATATTGGTAAAGGAACTTGGGAAGGATATAAAGAGTCTGCTCGTGGAATACTAGGGAATATTCAAGAATTAAAAGAAGAAGCTCCTAAAAAAGAAGGAATAGAACAAGCAAAAGGAATAGGAGAATTTGCTTTAAGAAGTGCTAGCGATGTTCTTACTGGAGTTTGGGCCCCTATAACAGCTACTATTGAAACAGCAATACCAGAAGAGTTAAAAGAAACAATCGGAAAAGGAATAAAAGCAATAGAAGAATCAGATAATCCAATAGCAGAAAAATTAACTGATACAGTTGGTTATATAAAAGAAAATTGGGAGGATTTAGATTATGATACTCAAAAAAATCTTGAAGCAGTTCTTAATATTGGTTTATCATTAATAGGAGAAAAACCTTTTGTAAAAGCAGGACAAGCAATTTCTAAAAGTAAATCAATTTTAAAAGGAATAGCAGATGATGTAGTAAAGCCTTTTAAAGAAATTCCACCATCAGGCACCCCTCCATCTATACTTACAAAAATTAAAAGACCTGTTGAGGGAATTGCTGGAATAGGACAGGAACTAACAGAAAGAATCCCTAGAGCAGCAGAAAGAGGAATTGAAACTTTAGGAAAAGGAGCAGAAAGAGCAGCTAGATTAAAAACTGTCAAGCCTGAAATTGCAGAAGCTATTAAATCAAATCTTGATGATAGAATTATAAATACTGTTACTACGGCAGATGACGAAACTTTAAAAGCTTTTAGAGAGGCTTTAGATATAGCTGAAGAATCAACTAAAAAAATAGGAATAAAAAAACAACCATCTATTGTTGGTGGAAATAAAGCAATAGAACAGTATAATATTATTACTAAAGAAAAAAAGAGAATAGGGCAATCTTTAGGAGATGAAGTTGCTAGACTATCAAAAGATACTAAAATTGATTTAGATGATGGATTTAAAGCTATTGATGATGTTTTAAAGAATCAAGGAGTTGATGTATATAAAGTTGGTGGAAAAACTAAATTTGATTTTTCAAAGAGTAATTTTGCACCAAATGAAAGAATAAAAATTGAAGAACTTTATAATTTATCAAGAGAAGGAGGCGTATTACTATCTCCGGCTCAAATAAGAGCTAAAGATAACTTATTTAGTAAACTTCAAAGAACATCTAATTTTGAAGGTGTTGGAAATATTATAGTTAATACAGATGAAGGTACTAAAAGTTTATTTGGAGTATTTAGAGATACTTTTTCAAAGAAACTTGATACAGTTTCTCCTACTATTAGAAATTTAAACAAACAATATAGAGATATTGCAATGATTGTAGATGATATTGATAATAGTATTTTAAAAGTACCAAATTTAAATATTAAAAAGACAGCAAATCCAGCAGAATTTGCCAAAGTTGGATTAAGAAGAATATCAGGTGAAGCTCAATCATCAGCTATATATGAAGAAGTTGTTAATCAAATGGATACACTAGCAAGAGAATTAGGTTATGTTGGAGCTAATCCTAAAGATGTTTCTGCTTTTGCACAAGAACTAAGGACATTATTCCCTGATACAATACCAACAACAGGATTTACAGGAGGAATTAAAACTGGTATTAGAGCAGGTTTACCTGATATTGCTGAAAGAATATCAAGAGTTGGTACTCCTGGATTAATAGATAAACAACGAGCATTAAGAGGATTACTTGGAAAAACTGAAAAAGCAATAACAGAAACTAAGATTGAATTACCAAAAGCTAAAACAGAAATAAAATTACCACAAGCAAAAGATAAAATAAAAATTAAAGTAGAAGAAGTTCCAAAAGGACATAAAAAAATAGAATCTTTTAAAGATTTTGAAAAAGCAAAAGATTTAACTCCTGAAAATACAAAGCTAGAAACAAAAGCTTTTGAAAAAATATTAAAAGAAGAAGATGCTATTATTAAAAAATATATTAAAGAAAATACTGAGAATGGAATTACTATAGTTAATACTGATAATTTTAGAAAGTATTTTGAAGGATATGTTGGAAGTAATGCAGCGGCTTTTCAAGAGCCTTCATCTTATTTATCAAAGAGAATGTTTACAAAGTCTTTAGAAAATACTGGTAATAAGGTTATATTTACAAGTGGAGGAAGTGGAACAGGTAAGTCTTCTGCTCTTAATAATTTATCAGAATATAAAAAAGAAATTAAAGATTCAGCTTCAATATTTGATAGTAATTTATCTTCAGAACTTTCAGCAAAAAAGAAGTTTTTAGAAACTATTAATGCTGGAAAAATGCCAGTTATATATTATACATATAGAGAGATTGACGATGCTTTTGTTAATGGTATTGTTAAAAGAATGAAGACAAATGCTGCTGAAATGGGTAGATTAGTTCCAAACAAAGTAATTGCTAAAAACCATATTGACTCGTGGAGGATTGCTAAAGAATTTGATGATTTAGGATATAAGGTTAAATATGTAGACAATTCTCTAGGAAAAGATAAATCAAAACTTGTTTTAAGAAAAGAGTTAGAAACAAAAATAAAATACCCTTCAATAGAAGAGCTAACAAAAAGGTTAAATAATAGAGCCAAAGAATTATATAACGAGGGAAAGATAACAAAAGAACAATACAAAGGATATATAGAATAAAAAAAAAGAGGTTTAATCCTCTTTTTTAGATTCTATATTTATTGATTTAACCATTGCTTCACCCATTTTATCAGCCCATTTATCATCTTCTTTTGTATAGTGTAATTTTTTAGTTGCTTCAATAAAGTCTTTATTTATTTTTTCTATTTCTTTTTTATCCATATTTTTTTTATTTAACTTATTATTTATTATTATATTATATAATTAATCTTTTTTCAATCTTTGACCTCTTCTTACTTTTTTCATAATCTCTGATATTTCCTCTTTTGTCTTTCCTTTGAATCTAGTTGAAACAGATTTTTTGCCACCTAATCTTCCTAGTTCCTGTGCTGCTTTGTTTTTCATTTTATTTATAAATTAAATTTTTCTTTATAATCTTCGTAATTTTTCATAATGTCTAGACAATTTTCTTTTGTTAATTGATATTTACTTAAAGAAATTACATTATTTATAGCCATCATATTCGTTTTACCTCCTTCTTGTATCTTTAAATAAGTTTCAAATTGTTCTTTTGTTATTGTTATCATATTTTTTTCTTTTATACTAATTCTTTTTCAAATGCTGTTAATAATTTTTCAATTTCAATTGCTTGATATTTTTTAAATCTTTTTGCACTTTCTTTGCTATTTGTTAAGTGTGCACCAGTTGCCACCTTTTTAAGAACATATTGATTATAACCATTTTTCAAAACATACTCTTCTTTATTTTTTAATTCGGCCTTTAATTCTTTTAAAAATTCATCAATTATGTTTTCAATTTTAGATTTTATTTCTAAATAGTTTTTAATTGTATAATTATATTCTTTTAAAATTCCTTTTGAATAATCATTTAAGATTCCGATTCTCTCTTCAAATTGCTCCTTACTATATTTTATCTCATCAATACTTTTAAATGCAAATGTAGTTTCGTATTTTACCAGTCTTGAATATTGATGATATAAATCAGACCCAGCTTCCCAACTACCACCGAATAATTTTTCATACTTCTTTGCTAATTCCTGAATACATAATAATTTATTATCAGAAGTTTCTTGATACTGGAAGTTGCCACTTGCGAAAGATTCTAAAAGATATTTTATGTCAATATCTTTTGATGAATATTCGTAATCTTTTGGTGTTACATTATTTGATGCAGACTTAACATTAAATCTTGTGAAGTCTTTATTTATTTTTATTGTTTTTACTATTTCGTAGCTCATATTTTTTTATTTAACTTATTATTATTAAGAAAGCTGACCAACCCTTCCTATTTATATATTATCACAGACCAACCGCTTTGTCAATAGACCAAATGAAAATATGCTTTTCTAAAATGATAACCCACTGGTTTTAATACTTTTCTTTTTAATACTTTGATTATAGAGTAATCATATTTCATCACAGGACCATCTAATCTTAATAATTTTTTATATAATTTTATTTTTATTTGTTTTATCATAACTTTATTTTTATTTACTAAATTTTATTGCTCTAAATTTTTTGAATACTTTTATAATGTCTTTCTTGCTATATACTCCTTCAAATTTTTCTACAACCTCATCAACTCTTCCTGTATAAAATGCCTCATAGTTATTCAATTCATATAAAATAGCATTTTCTTTTATTTGTTTTAATTCTTTTAATTCTTTTTTATAATCCTTGTCTAATTTTACTGTTGCATTTAAGAATCCGTCTAGTTCAGTTTCTAGAATTACAGTTCCAGAGCCAAGTCCAATTAACTTAGTCCTGTCAGTAACTCCTATTTTTTCCATTCCCTCAACAAGTTGTTTTTCACTAAAAGCAAAGAATACTTTATACTTAGTTATTAACTTTTCAACTTCTACTTCTTTTTCTTTTTTAATTTGTATGTATGTTTTTGTCATAATTTTATTTTTATTTACTAATTATATGTTTTTTGTATCAATGATATTTTTTTCAATTAAAATGTTATCAATTTCATTTAATACTTTTAATTTTTTAAATACTTCTTTATTTGCTTTTTTCTTTTCTAAAATATCTTTTTTTGTTATTTTATCAATTTCGTATTCTGATTCAATTGCTTTTTCAATTGATATTCCGAATGCCATTGATATCATTTCAAAATCTTTTTTTGTTTTTGGTATGTATTCTACTTTATATGCCATATTTTTTAAATTTTATTTACTAATTATATTGAATAGATGCTTAGATTTCCTGATGCTAATACAACCTTACAACCTTTATACTTTTTGGTAATTGTTTGAATCACTAAAAGATATCCCATTATTTGTGTATTTCCTAAAACCATTAAAAACTTTTCTTTTCCTGAAGCCTCTATTTTTTTAGTAATAGACTTCTTATTTTTTAATTGGCTTGCTAATTTTAAAAGTTCTTTTTTAGAAATTTTAGATGTTTCACAATGACCAATTCTACTTATTATTGTTTCTTTTCTCATATTATTATTATTATTTACTTATCTTTTAAAGGCGACCAACCTTTACAATTACATCTTAGCAAATACAAATCGGTTTGTCAAGACCTTAACATAAAAAATTGACATTATTATGTCTTGTAGTGTATAATTAATTTAATTTAAAGATATAAAATTATCTTGATAAAGAAATTATTAATAAGGCAATTCCTAGAAAGATATTAATTGAAAAAGCAACGGCTATTCCAATAATCCATAAAATTAATACTATAAGGTCTGTTAATATATTCATAATTAGTATATAACAATAAAATTAAAATAAGTCAAGTATAAATATGGTAATTCCAAACGAGGAACAAAACAATAATGATAAAATTCTTGAAAATATCTTAATGAATAATGATGATAAATCTAACGAATCAAACAAACTGTTAGAAACCGGAGTAGAACAAAATGCTGAAAACAATACATTATTAGAAGCTAGTTTACAAGAACAATCAGAAACAAAAGATGGAATAAAAAAAATGGCTGACCAAACAGCTCCTATCTATATGTCAACATTTATGGACGTATTTGTTAAAGCCTTAGTTGAACAAGTTAAAGGAAAAGACGGAATAGACGGAACAACACCTATTAAAGGACAAGATTATTTTACTGAAAACGAAATAAAACAATTGATTGATAGTATTCAATCTCAAATTAAGGTCCCAGAAAATGGAACAACACCAATAAAGGGTGCTGATTATTTTACTGAAACTGATATTAAAAAATTTATTAATAAAGTAGAGTCAAGAATTAAAATACCTAAAGACGGATTAGACGGATTAGACGGATTGGATGGAACAGATGCAATTGTAGATTATGAAATGATTACAAGAAAAGTTTTATCTAAGATTAAAATACCTAAAAACGGTAAAGATAAAGCAAAAATAACTTCTTCTGAAATTCTTAAAAAGATTAAGGGTAAACTTTCTTATAATGATTTAATTGAAACACCAACTATTTTTAAAAAAGGAATGGCTGGACAGGGATATTTTAAAGATTTAGCTGATGTTAATTTTAATAATGCAGTAGATAATCAAGCTTATGAGTTAAAAAGAATTAAAGGAACATGGACCGTTGTAAATAGTGGAGCTACAATGGTTTACCCAGATGCTGGGATAGCTTTATCAACAGGTACAGCTTGGGGTACTTCAATTACTAACAATTCTGCTAATTGGAATACAGCTTATGGCTGGGGTGACCATGCTTCTGCTGGATATGTTATTGCTCCGGCTTCAACAGACCATGCTATTTCTAGATTTAATGGAGTAGGTGGACAGATACAAAACTCTTTAGTAACCATAGATGACAATGGTAAAATACAAGCAGTTCAAGGTCAAGGAATTGTATTTGATACTGACGGAAATACTCTTATCTATTCTAATGTAAATGATAGGTTAAAATTTAATATCGGAGGAAGTGAAAAAGCAGAATTTTCAGCAACAGAATTTGTAATGAATAGTAATGGATTAGATTATAATACAAGAGTTAGGGGAGATACAGATGCAAACTTATTATTTACAGACGCAGGAAATGATAGAATAGGAATAGGAACAAATTCACCTCAATCAATCCTATCAATAGCAAATAATAATTGGTTATCATTTCTAGACTACGCAGGAACAGGAGCATTAAATGTTCTTAAAGGAAACGAAGATGATGAAATAGATGTAGGAGCAACTTTAAATATAGGAACAATAGAGTTTACAGAAGATAGTGGAGTAGTAAGTGCAATGGATATGCCAGTATCAAATGCAAGTGCAGACGGATTAGAGATGAGTTATACATTTAGAATTGATGGT